GCCCGACTTGTCGTCGGGCCCGTACGTGAGATTTATTCTCATGTCAAACTCTTGTTTCCCCGTAGGGTTTCATTCTTGCTTGCAGGTTCTGTCCCATGGCGTCATTGAAGCAACGCGATCTTAGAGCAACGGTAGGTGGTGCTTTAAAGTACTACGTACCTAGTCCTACGACAACGTTGCGGACATGCCTCATGGGGCAAAGGGACAGTTGTCAGAGTGAATATGGTTTGAGAGAGCAGGCTAACGCCTTATCAATCTACCACATCACTACCAACTATCCCTTGCTGAACGGACAACTAGTTAGCTCCGGGGTCCTCCAACGAGAATTTGTTGGATTTCCTGTAGGAAATAACTCAGTTGGCCCGACAGACCCACGCACCGTTTTTGGTACGCCTTCAGTGGCGCAACTAAACAATGATGCGTGGGAGATTCTCGCTAAGACGAATCCGTCACGTCCACATGTGAACGTGCCGGCCGCCTTGGGAGAACTCGGAGACCTGCCGAAGCTAGTCAAAGGTTGGGGCGACGGCCTACTGGCCGCAGCCGCCAAGGGAAATCTCTCTTGGCGGTGGTGCGTCAAACCGATGATCAGCGACGTCCGTAAGCTTGCTAACTTCGTCAAAACGGCAAATGACCGTTTAGCGCAGCTACGCAGGCTAAGGGATGGCAAGAAGATTAGGAAACGGTGCAACCTAAGTGCGAACACAGTAGCCAGTGGTCCTACTCGGAGTTTAATCCACTCTGAGGGTGCCGCTGTCTATGCCTTTGCGCGCAGTGTGTCGGAGTTCCAGAAATGGGGCTCCGCTGAATGGAAACTTCTTCCAGACAGTGTACTTCCAGAACTCTCTGATGCTGACCTAACAAGGTTCAACAAAAGAGTAGCACTCGGAATTACAACGCACGGTGCACTTGAAGCAGCCTGGGAATTAACACCCTGGAGCTGGTTCATAGACTGGTTTTCGAATGTCGGCGATATGCTTGCCGCGACGAACAACACAGTGGGCTGCACTTGGGGCAGGATCTGTGTCATGCGTACGTCTTACTCTAAGACTACGTATGATCTGGATCCAGTTGGAACTGCATCTTGGGTCACCTTTGATGGGTGGTACAATTTGCATTTTCAACGCAAGGAGAGGTGGCCAACCTATCCTATTGTCCCGTTTCCCCTACCTACACTTCCCGTCTTTGACGGCGGGAAGTTGTCGATACTCCTGTCCTTAGCTGCCCTCCGGCGCTGAGCCGGGGGTGTACAGTAAGGATTGGAGGTAACTCCCATGTTAGGTAACACGTTCGTTCTACCTCAGGCTGGTGGTGACATCACCCTGAATCTGATCAACCAGGACGGGTATTCTTCGGAATACCTGTTCAAAGACAGCACTG